GCAGGTATGCTGCAGAACGGTGAGTCAGTCATCATGAAACACTCAGCCTTGCAATGGGTATCTCAGGCTAGACAGAAAGGTATAGACTTCAAGCTTGTCACATGGCCCCATGATGAATGGCAGACAGAAGTCTGTGGCGATTATGCAACAGCTGAGGAACTAGGCACAATCCAAAGACAGAGTATTGTTGACACTGGTGTGAAATTTGGTATGATATGTCCGTTAGCTGGATCAACTGACATAGGTAAGAACTGGAAGGATACTCACTGATGGAATGGATAGTAGCTATACTTCCTATAATTTTTGTCTTGACAATCCAATCAATAATCTATATAATAAACAACTCAACAGCCAAAGGAGATAGCAATGGCTAAAACTAAATACGGTGTATTCGAAGGTCAACTATACTATGCCCGTGTATTCACAGATAACATGGATGACCATGAGTATCATGAGAAAACAAGTGGTCAGTTCAACACTGTCTTTGTCCCTAAGGATGACGCAGAGTTAAACAAGATGGTTGACTTAGGTTTCCCTGAGGTATCAATGGGTAACAAGATGATCAAGGAGTGGTCAGTTGCTGGTGACCGTAAGGGTATGAAACTTAAACGTCCTAACGTACACCCATCAGGTATCGAAGACTTCGGTGGAGCACCATCTGTAACTAAGGGTAAGACCAATACACCATGGGACTACATCGAAGATGGTGGCTTGGGTGATGGTACAAAAGCCCTTGTCAAGATCTCTATCTATGGCGAAGGATCGACAGCATCTGTTCGCCTAGAGAAGATCGGTGTGATTGAGCATGTACCAGTACAAGAGTCAGAGTTAGCTGAGGATCGTTGGTAGTATGAACAGGGAACTAGAGATGTTCCTTCAGGAGATCGGGGTAGTTGAACCTCGGTCTCTTGACCAAGACTTAGATGACAAAGTTGTAAGAGACTTTTCATTTAAGATGCCAGAGTTAGATGAGAATGGAGAACCACCGTTTTGATTAAGGCAACTTATATAGGACATATGGGTAATGACCTTTCAGTTGTCAATGCAGCCAGAGTATCCTTTGGTAACAAGAGTGAGTGGGATTATGAAGAATCAGATGCTTACAGTTTTAAGCAACACCTTTCTGAACGTGATAGAAAACTTATTCACTACCTTGCAAGGCATAGGCATACTTCTCCTTTCGGGCATTGCTTTATTTCTTGTCATGTACGTGCTCCTGTCTTCGTAGCTAGGCAGCTAGTCAAGCATAAGTTCCTACGTTGGAATGAAATATCTCGTCGTTATGTTGACAGTGAAGTTGAGTTCTTTACACCTACAGATTGGAGAGGACGTAGTGAAGATAAAAAGCAAGGGTCTTCTGGTGTCGTAGAAGTAAGAGGTAGTGTACCTGTAGGTAGAGCTATGTATGCTTGTAGAGATGCTTACGAAGGTTTACTTAAAGCTGGTGTATGCCCTGAGCAAGCACGTATGGTACTACCACAGAGCATGATGACTGAGTGGCACTGGTCAGGTAGCTTAGATGCATTTGCTGACATGTGTAAGCTTCGTCTTAAGTCTGACACACAACAAGAAACAAGAGAGGTAGCTATGCAGATAGATGAAATTATAGAACCTTTATTCCCTGTGTCGTGGAAAGCATTAAGGGAGAATCAATAATGAGTGAGATAAAAGTAACAGATATAGAAGAACACGAGGATGGTAGTGCCACATTACAAGTAGAGTGTGATCCTGAGACATTCATGGCTATCTTTGACGTAGGCTTTGTGACATTAGTAAAGAGAGGTCTTGAAGGTGAGAAGTGGCAGACCTGTGTAAGTTGTGGTGGTCCTGCACAAAATAGTATGTGTGGCTTTTGCTTAGAGGAAGAATAAAATGGAAACTATTATTTATATTGTATGTGGTGTAGTGTTTGGTTCAACAACTTGGTTACTATATGAGACACACCAGTTAAAGAAAAGACTCAATGAAATCTTAGGAGACTATGAGTAATGAGTATGGTTGGAACAATAGAAGACATGCGTTGGGAAATCAAACTCCTTAAGGATGAGAATAGTAGACTCAGGCGTTTCATAAAGGACAAAAAATTAATCCGTGAGTTCGATGACTCAGAACGTAAGAGAGCCATGGAAAGAACTAGAGCTAACTCAGATAGCCGTGAGTATTAATGAGTTCATACCATATGTCATAACGATGTCTGTCATTGTGTCATGTATATCCTTCATAACTTTAACCCCTCTAGTTCTTATTATACTTAAGATAAGGAAACTAATATGTTCAAACAAGTCCTCGTAGATGGAGATACGTTTGCCTATCGTGCAGCATTCTCCTGTGAAGATACGACAACTGAGGATGCCATTGACAAAGTTGATGAGTTACTAGAGGAAACTCTTAATGAAGTTCTGTGGGAAATCGACAGTGATATGTATCAAATATTCCTGACAGGTAAAGGTAACTTCAGGTATGACATAGCTGTCACTCATGAGTACAAAGGTAACAGAAAGAAGGCTGAGAAGCCTCAACATCTTCAGGCTGTACGTGACCACATGATAAACAACTGGGAAGCCATTGTGTCACAAGGTGAAGAGGCAGATGATCTCTTAGGCATCTGGTCAACAGGCTATGGACCTGAAGCTTTGGTTGTATCTATCGACAAAGATATGCTGCAGTTACCTTGTAATCATTACAACCCTAACAAAAGAAAATACCTGACAGTATCCGAAGTAGAAGGTAATAAGTTTTTCTACTCACAGATATTGACAGGTGATAAGGCAGACAATATTATAGGGTTATATGGTATTGGTCCTGTCAAGGCTAACAAGATCCTTGAGGACACAGAAACAGTTGAAGGTATGTATGAGGCTTGCTTAAGATCCTACAACGGAGAAGAGGATCGTGTCATTGAGAATGGTAGGCTACTGTGGTTACGTAGGTATGAAGGTCAGATCTGGGAGCCGCCCAAATGCGTTTCAGATCGGGCCTAGAAGAAAGGACAGCCAAGTACCTAAGGAAACTAAAGGTTAAGTTCACATATGAGAAACTAAAAATCAAGTGGCAAGACCTTAGGTACAAGACTTACACACCTGATTTCGTATTAGCCAACGGAATAATAATAGAAACTAAAGGGAGATTTATCTCTTCAGATAGGACAAAACATCTCATGGTAAAACGACAACACCCAGAGTTAGACATAAGATTTGTATTCAGTAATCCTAATGCTAAACTATATAAAGGGTCAAAGACAACCTATGCATCTTGGTGTGAGAAGAATGGGTTCATGTATGCCAAAGAAAATATACCTATTGAATGGATAAAAGAAAAAAAGGTACTTGACAATGTTCGATGAAGATAGTAAAATACATGCTCTTGTGGAGAACTACGGGCTTAGTCTTCTGCTAGAACAAAATGAAATAGAAGAATATTTTATTGTCAAATACCTAGTAGAAGAAGGTATGATTGACCTGAACGAATACTTTAACTTGGACGCAGAAATGCAAGAATGGAAAGAGATGGAAGAATGATGAGCTTTAAAGAATATAAAGAATACTTGGACATGTACTCTGACTGGGTGGAAGGTAAGATCCTGACCAAAGGTAATGATCGTATCTTTGAGAACACCTTGGGTTTAGTAGGTGAAGCTGGTGAGGTAGCTGAGAAAGTCAAGAAGATGCTACGTGACAAGGCCCGTTACAGCAATGAAGACTTATTGAATGAATTAGGGGATGTGTTGTTCTACACTACAGCATTAGCTAATATCTACGGTGGTACACTAAAGTCTATCATTGAACTCAACATGGAGAAACTAGACGGGCGTATGGAACGAGGCACACTACGGGGATCAGGTGACAAACGATGAATAACTACCTACCAACAGACTATCAAGCCTTCATTCATACGTCACGGTATGCTCGTTGGCTTGACGATAAGGGGCGTAGGGAAAGCTGGAGTGAGACAGTCTCTAGGTATATGGACAATGTAGTTCGTCGTGAACTAGACATGGATACCATTGCTATCGCATCTGAACTAGAGAAAGCTATTCTTAACCTAGATGTTATGCCCTCTATGCGAGCCATGATGACAGCTGGTCCAGCCCTAGATCGTGACAACACAGCTGGATATAACTGCAGCTATCTACCCGTAGATGACCCTAAGTCCTTCGATGAGGCTATGTTCATCTTGTTGTGTGGCACTGGTGTTGGCTTTAGTGTCGAGAGGCAGTTCGTTCAGAAGCTCCCTGAAGTTCCTGAGTTGTTCGACAGTGAGACAGTCATCGTTGTCAAAGACAGTAAGGAAGGTTGGGCTAAGGCATTCCGTCAAGTTCTTGCTCTCCTATGGGCTGGTGAGATACCTAAGTGGGATGTGTCTCGTGTACGTCCAGCTGGTGCCAAACTAAAAGTATTCGGTGGACGAGCATCTGGACCTGCACCTCTTGTAGATCTATTTAACTTTGTTGTCAAGGTATTCAAGGATGCCCAAGGGCGTAAGTTGTCCTCTATCGAATGCCATGACATCATGTGTAAGATAGGTGAGGTTGTAGTTGTAGGTGGTGTACGCCGCAGTGCTATGATCAGTCTATCTAACCTAAGTGATGATCGTATGCGTCATGCTAAGTCAGGCAAGTGGTGGGAGAACGAACCTCAACGTGCCTTAGCTAATAACTCAGTAGCCTACACAGAGAAGCCAGATGCTACTTCATTCATGCGTGAATGGATGGCCTTAGTGGAATCAGGAAGTGGTGAACGAGGCGTATTCAATCGTCAGGCAAGTAAGAAACAAGCAGCTAAATACGGAAGACGGGATGACAACTATGAGTTCGGGACTAATCCTTGTAGTGAAATCATCCTTCGTCCGTATCAGTTCTGTAATCTTACGGAAGTTGTGGTTAGGGCTACAGATAATATTGAAGATCTTGAACGTAAGGTTAAGTATGCAACTATCCTTGGAACAATACAATCGTCACTTACAAGATTTCCCTACCTCAGAAAGATTTGGAAGACAAACACAGAAGAAGAAAGACTTCTAGGTGTATCACTGACAGGCATCATGGACAACCCATTGATGACATCTAAGAATAAAGGATTGGAGAAAACTCTTGACCACCTACGTGAAGTTGCTGTTAGTACCAATTCTACTTGGGCTGGTCTCCTTGGCATTCCTAAATCAACATCTATTACTTGCGTCAAGCCAAGTGGAACGGTGTCACAACTTGTCGATAGTGCCTCTGGAATCCATGCCAGACATTCAGACTACTATATTAGAACCGTTAGGGGAGACAACAAAGATCCGTTGACACAATTCATGAAGGACCAGAAGATCCCTAGTGAACCCTGTGTGATTAAACCTGATGGTACAACTGTGTTTAGTTTTCCTATCATGTCACCTAAGGGATCAGTAGTTACTTCAGATATGTCAGCCATTGAACAACTAGAGACATGGCTTACCTATCAACGCCACTGGTGTGAACACAAGCCATCTGTCACTATCAATGTCAAGAAAGATGAATGGTTCGAGGTAGGAGCATTTGTATATAAACACTTCGATGAGATGTCAGGTGTGTCATTTTTACCATACAACGAACATACTTATCAGCAAGCACCATATCAGGAGATTGACAAGGACCAGTATAATATGTTATTAAGTGAGATGCCAGATGAAATAGATTGGTCTAAGTTATCTGAGTATGAGAAGGAAGATAACACCGTAGCTATGCAGACAATGGCTTGCTCAGGTGATGTTTGTGAAATTGTAGACTTAACATAAAGGAGAAAGACTATGACAGGTTTAGAGGTATATGCCCTTATTATTACTGTAGTAGCTGCACTTGAAATCTTTGTAGCATGATCAAACGCCCATTCAACAGAGCCTTATATGAAGCTTATGATGCTAAGGCTAAAGAAACTCTGGTGTCCCTTCTCGAAAGGAAGGGGCATACAGTTGTCAACACAAAAGAAAACTACGATGCTGATGTGGTGACACAGAAAGATGACTATACATACTTCAATGAGGCTGAGGTTAAAGTAGCATGGAAAGAAGATTGGCCTACCACTTGGGCTGAGATACGTATCCCTGAACGTAAGGGTAGATTAGTCAAGAAGTACCAGAAACAGAATGGTGTCTTGAACTTCTATATCTTTCGTAATGACATGAAACAAGCATGGAGAATTAAGGATACACTACTGACTGAGGAAAGCCTGAAGGAAGCTAAGGGTAGATACATTGTTAAAGGTGAGAAGTTCTTTCATATTCCCTATACTAAAGCTGAGTTAATAAACATCTAGGAGAACCTATGTCAGATCCAGTAAATAAGCCACTACACTATGGTGATGGGCAGATAGAATGTATAGACTATATGAAGGACAACATGGATACGATGATGTTCTTGGGGTACTTAGAAGGCAATACTAAGAAGTATCTCCATCGTTACAGGTATAAGGGAAAGCCTGTTGAGGACTTGAAGAAAGCACAATGGTACTTAAATAAACTTATACTTGAAATGGAAGGAGAAATCTAATGATAGCAGCTTTAGTATTAGCCTGTTATGCAGAAAATAATGTCTGTAAAACTTTTACTGGACCAGATATGTACAAAACAGAAGAGGCTTGTCAGGAAAGCATAGGTGTCGGTATAAAACTTATAGAAGAAAGGGGTTGGTTTGTTGTTGACTATGCTTGTTATGACTGGGGTCAGTCTGCATAAAAAAAGAGGAGCTTAACGGCTCCCCTTCCTTTTCTTTCCTGATGCTGTTGTGGACCAAGATACTCTCTTCGGTCCTTTCTTTTTGGCAGCTTCCCTTTTACTGATGCTACCTGCTACCGCCTTGGGTCTGCAAGCAGGGTAAGCTCTCTTCTCACCCTTGGATCTGCCACAGGGTTTACCTGTCTTGACGTCGATCCATTCCTCACTGAACCATTTACCTAGACCACCCTTAGCCATTATTTCTTCTTCTTTTTCTGACGAAGTTTCTTTAGGTCAGCTGATGTAATCTTCTTACGAGGTGCAGCAACTGCAGCTAGACGTTTTTGTTTAGGTGTATATTTTTCATAAGGCATTATGTTTTCCTCACTCTGTTGTCTTTGCCTCTCCAACCACCACCCTTTTCCTTGTACCACTTGGATGCCCAAGCATTAGCATAAGCTGATGGGTAGACTTTGAACTTCTTACGTGCTGCTTGCTTTGCACGATTCCATAACGCAGGGTTAGTTGGTTTAGGACTTGACATAGTTTTTCCTTTATAGTCTGCCGTAGTAAAAGAGAAGAAAGAATAAAGCAAAGCCAAAGGTGAATAGAACAATAAGAGTGACACCACCCCATAGAAGAATATTCTCCCAAAGTTCTGCTCTTTTCTTCCTTTTGTCCTCTGCTTCCTTTTTCTTTCTAACTCGTATTTCTTTTCTTAAGGCTACCAATTCTTGCCACCCTGAGTATCCCCTAGTGGCTATGATAATCTCCCTTAAATTATTCTCTAAATCTTCGGCCTTCTTACGGTTGACATACGTGTCTAAAGCTTCTTCATTTGCATTAGCAAATATACTACTTCTTTTCTTGTCATGATTATCTTTGGCCTGATCGATAGCTTCAAACAAACTACCTATGTCTTTAGCTAAAGAGGTTATCTCCTTACCAGCTGACACACCAGCCTTGATAGCTGAGAAACTAGCCATAGCTATAGTAATGGGGTCCATCTTAACCTACCTTAGGCAATGACAAAGTTTACAATCTGACCATTTGGTTGTCTAAGCTTAGTGTAGTCAGGCCCATAAGCATAGGGTTTATTCATCTCTATCTGACGGACTATCTCTGCAGGACTGATCTCTTTTCTTTTCTTCTTCAAGGGTTCTTCACCCCTGCCATTCTCAAAGACTACATTGGTATGCGTTTGGAATGGCATACTAGGTAAAGGAAAGTGAGATATAAGGGTGTCACCTACCATTGCTTACATGACCAGTATCTAGCTGTAAATTTATCCTTGGCTGTGTCACACTTATGTCTAGCCCTGAAGCTCTTACGTCTAGCTGGTATATTCTTTTTGATCTTCATATTAGGATCACCAAAACGAATAACTTTTTCTTTACCATCCTTACAGGCTTTAACAACAAACTTCTTAGGGCCACCTGAGGTTCTCTGAACCTTGTTGCACTTCATCTTTGATTTGTCTATTTTAGCCACGGTATCGCCCCAATGTTATTGTCTTAAGGAAACCTCTCCAGATTTCTTGAGGACTAGGAAGCATCCAGCCTAAGATAAGAAGTATGATTACCCATGTTGGTATGTCTTGGTTTAAAACTTTGATAGATTCTATAGGACCATTTGAGCTAACCTGAGAGTTATCTACAGATACATTCTCACCTGTTATGTCAGAACTCTGGTCAATGACAGACTGGTTATTTTCCTTACCTGCTTGAACATTAGCAGCTACGTTAGGACCACCACCACCTAGGAGTGACAAAGGACTTAGGCAACCACCAAGGAAGAGCACAAGTACAAGGGCTATAAATAGTCTCATGGTGTAGCCTGTTGCTGTATATAGTTGTTTCTTTCTTGCTCTAAAGCTTGTCTAGTCTGAGCTACAGTATGGAGTGCCTGATTTCCACTCCCATAATAGCTGTTCCCTTCAGGAATATTTACTACCCTTTCTTCGTCAGTACCTTCGTTTAGTGTTTTTGTAGTATTTGGGGGTACAGGTACAGATGCAAATTGTTTAGCTAAAGACAAAACAGCTTGATCAACTGTAACATTACTTTTACCTTGTATGTAGTCTCTTACAGTAGGTCTATCCGAACCTATTAAAAATTTCAATGCTACTCTATCTTGAAATGAAGGGGTAAAGACTTCATCACTTTTTACGGCCCCACTTCTTACGGCTGACCACAGAGTTTTAGGTATAATTTGATAAGCACCTACGGCAAAAAATTCCCTATCTCTTTGGTACTGCTCTAGCTCAGGATTTAATGCTAATAATTCATCTTTAGTAAGACCTGTCGTACCTACTTGAGCATTCATAATTTCATTAACAGTCATTTCCGTTAAAGGTTTATTATAAGTATCAGAATAATAAGATTGACTTACACTGAATTTATCAGCTAAAGTGCTAGTGCCATTATTAGCTGCACCGTAACCTCCTTCACCTTCACTTATAAACTTAAGAAGATTGTTTTCTGGCTCCTTGACCTTTTCTAAACCTGTTTCAGCTAATTTAAGTCTTGTTTGCTCATCAGCTGCATCACCTGTTACAGGAAAATTATTCAGGTATTGAAATGTTTTAATAGCATTTGTTGTCTCTGACTTTGCACCTGCAAGACCATCGACAGCTTTTGTATAATACCCAAGATCCTTTAATCTTTGCTGAACCCCTCTCAAACTTGCAATAGGTTCAAGGGGTGCTTCTGGTTGAGTAGTTGTGTCTGGTGCAGGTGAGGGCTGTTGTGTAGCTTGCTGCATTGGTTCTTCTGAAGGAGCTTCACTTACAACTGAAGGTTCTTCTGTAACCTGAACACCTTGTACTGGTGCAGGTGCCTCAGTTGGAACAGAAGGTTCTTGGACAGGTTGAGTAGAAGGCAATGCTTCAGGTGTGACAGAAGGTTGCTGTATTGTAGGGGGTGTCTTAAAAACTTGAGGACCAAGAATCTTACGAAGGTTCTCCATAACTTCTTGAGGATTTCTTAGGGATTGTGTAACACCCATCGCCTCTTGAATAGCTGCCATTTTTTGAGCATCCTCACGGGCAATCTGACCTAAGTCTTGTTGGACTTCTTCCATCTGCTCCATGACAAGAGGTTGTGTCACTTCTTGTGGTTCCTCTACAGGCTTACCACCTCTGACAACAACACGAGATCTTTCACCAAACATTCCCATGTCATCGTACCTTTTGTTCAATATCGCCTTCGGGATTAATAAAGTACTGCCCAACATTAAGAGAAGCAAATAATTTCTCATCAACGTCTGTGTCTTCTGACCAAACTATCTGAAAAGGGTTTTGTAAGGAACCTAATTTAGCCTCTTGATCAGGTACATCCACAGGTTTAATCAAGGCAGCTTCAATAGATGCTGTATCCATACCTAGTTTCTTAAGTTGGTCTGTGTAGAACTTAAGGTTCTGTGAAACCTTCTGTACCTTACGGTAATCCTGATAGGCTACATTGAATTTAAAGCCTTCATTTTCTATTTGACTACGTTCGAAAGTACTGAGCCTACGTCCTCTGTCAGCAACCATAGCTGTGACATCACCATTGTAGTGTTTACCTGCAAAACCTAATACTAATGCATTAGCCTCTGCTCCCATACGGAAGGCACCCTCCATGGTTCTACGTTCAATATCGTATTCTATTTCACCTAGACCTGAGATATTAAAGAATGATGACTGAAGGGAACCTGATGCTGTTGTAGCTGCAATATTGAACTGACTTGCAAGACCATCTTTAAGTCTTTCCACAGCTAGGTCATGAGCCTCAGGATCAAGACGTTTAATAATAGCTAGTTTTGTATATGTGTCATCAGAATAGACATTAGCCATTGTGCTCTGCTTTAGCAACTCAGGTGATGTAGCTATGTTGACAGTAGCTTGACCGACACCAGCTAGGAAGTTAGTCCTGTGCTCAGGTAACTCCATATTCTGTGGCTCTGTAGGATGAATACGAAGTGTACTAGCAAAGAAAATAGCATCTTTACGGGCAGTATTACTACGTTCCTCAGCCTTACTTACCTCATCGATGTCATGAAGCTCTTCTACTGGGGGCAAAGGTGTAACAGTTATTCCATCTGGTTGCTCTTGAGGTTCAGGTTTAGCAAACTCGAATACCTCTAAGTCCGTATAGACTGTATCCTCTACTTCTATATTGTCAATAGTTTTTAGAAGATCAGGATAATTCTGTGACACATAGGCTGACCAGTCAACTTTGTCTGACAAGAGAGCCTGAGCTAAGATAGGATCTGTAGCTGTCAACTCTTTAGCTTGAGCCATAAGAACCTTAGAGATTGGCTCAAGGATCTCAGCCTTAGTCTTAGCTAATTGACGTTCATCGTAAGTCTCTAGGGAAGTCAACAAGCTATCAAGGGTATCTAACTGGGCTTGTACACCCTGCCAATCCTCACCTGAGATACTTGCAGGTTTTGTAATCTGAGCTTTAGCTATATCGAACTGAGTACGCAGTTGTGTTATTGACTCAGGAGAAATATCCCCACCTGCTATTTCAACTTTAAGACCAGCCATAGCTGTCCCACGGATATTCTCAAGGGTTGCATTAGCTTGAGGCACAAACTGTTCGAAGTATTCTCTACGATTAGTAATCTTAGCATTTGTCAGGTAAAGAGCAGATGCCTCAGCTGATTGCATAGAACCTAAAGCTGTCTCAAGAATTTGCTGTTGAGTATATGGTTGACCAGTTTCTAATAGTTTTTGTTCTGCAAGATAAAGATATGAAGGATTCTCTGTAAGTTTCTTTATGTTAGCATCAAAGGCAGCCTGAGCAGGATCACCTATCATAGTTGTCAAGTCGATACCTGTACGCCTACGGACAGCATCTGCCTCAGCTTGACCTATTTGGAAACCTTGTGCTTCATATTGACCAACTAAAGAGTTTACATTTGCACGAATAGCTACAGGATCTGTGACACCTTTTAATTCATCCAATCCTGATATAAAGCTTGCAAACCCTTGTCTATCTATAGAAGCTTCAGTCGGTTTAGCTGATCTTACAGCCCTGTCATAGGCGTCCATAGTGCCAAAGACACCTCGTGCTAAAGTAGTTAGACCTTGGGCTGCAGCACTAGCTGATGTAGCACTAGGGGCAGATACACCCTGAGCATATTCAGCACCTGCATCTCCAATATCAACTGCGAATCCAGCCATATTATTTATCCTTATTGAGTTTGT